GGTAATCATACTGCTAAGGGAGCTCAACGCTACCTCAACTATCATTGCCAATGAACTTAGAACAAATTTATTCTCAAGTAATTGACCCCTCCGCACCCCCGCAATTATTTTTTTTATATTTTTTTGCATAAAAATTTTTATATATTATTGCCGCATTATTTCCAAAATCCCTGGATTCCCCAAAATCCCCGGACCCCCCCCCCCCAGAACCCCCAGAATCCCTGGATTTCCCAAACTTCTGGATTTCCTGAATTCCGGACTCTGCCAATACCCAGATTCATAAATTCCAGATTCCGGACCACCAGATGCATAGATGCTCTGCCCTGTTTATATTTTCGTTGCTCTATTAGACAAGTTGCTCTATTAGACAAACTCTGCTCCCGCACACGCCTTATCCTAATAGAAACGTTTCTCCAAAATAAGGTCGGACCAAAAATTCAGCTATCCGATCTAATAGAAACATGGCGCCCGCGTGCATAGGTTCTGGGGCTTTGAATGTTCTTGATATTTTTGCAAAATCTGCCTTGCATCCATTCAACGAAATTCAACAAATCTGGAGGTTCCAGGGTATCCGGGATATCCGGGGTTCCAGGGATTCAGAAGGTTCTGCGGAATCTGGGGGTTTTGAACATTTCTTTATTGAAAAACATGGTAAATAAGTATAATCGGCGACATGAAAGATCAACTGTTGCAGCTGCAAAACCGGATAACTGAACTGGAAAATGAGAACATGAATCTGCGGAAACGGCTGGATAAAACCTACGAATTCATACATCATACCGGCAACAGTGAATATGCAGGTCAGGACTGGGACGGTGTCATGGACAATCAAAACATTGCCACCGGAAATGCTGAAACCATCAAGCAGCCCAACAAAGACCAGGACGCAGAAGCTTTGCCCAAATATGCTGAACAAAACAACGAACGATTGAACCGGCTGACCCGGCAGTTTGGGGTGGACGAATATCCATTGGAGTAAACATGCGCCGACCGTGGCAGATTCCGGAACTGAGCAAAAAGGAACGCAAGCGACTCAAAAAGCTGGCCAAACTCCGGGATCCGTTCGAAATCTGGATCGATCATCACAACCACAAGCTGGAGGTGTTGCGCACAATGGGCAACATGATCAGCGCCATATTGGGCATTTGCGTGTTTCTCAAGGTGTTTGGCGTGATATGAAGCAACGCGCACAGGACCTGTTGCACTGCGTCAGGAACCTGATGTTGCAGCTGCTGATCACGGTCTGGATCTGGACTTTTGGATTGGTGCTGCTGGTTTTGTTCTGGGTGGTTTTTAAAACAAAAGAATTTATAAAAACACGGGTGTTGAGGATGAAACCATAGGGAGTAAAAGATTGAACAAACCACCCTTCTGCCTGGTCATAGAATCATGAGCATGATGGGAATAAGGGTGGCAGATCTGGAGGTGCTGCCCGACACACTGGTGGAACGCTACCAGAAGAGTTACAAAAAGGGCCGCCGCCATTTCCTGGACAAAATCGTGCTGCACAACATGAAACTGGTCATACATCTGGCCCACAAATATTACCCTCCGGCAGGCTACAGCCACGAGGACCTGGTCATGAGCGGCACGTTTGGTTTGTACTCTGCTGCCCGCCGCTGGAAACGGGTGAAAGGGGTCAGCTTTGGCACCTATGCATCCTATCACATCCGGGCGCACATGCGCCGGTTTATCCAGAAAAACACGCACCCGGTCAATGTGCCCTACCGGTTCAACGACTCTATCTCTGCAGCGCACCGGGAAAAACGGGCCCTGGAAGGCAGACTGGGGCACGCGGTCAGCGCGGACGATGATCGACTCAGCAAGCAGGCCCAGCGCACTTTCAGCCGCGCCACCACGCGCGTGGAACTGGACGGTGCCGTTAATGACGACGGTGAGCCCGTGACCATGGATATTCCGGAACAGGTGGAGGTGCCCCGGTACAGCGAGGAAGAATTTAAAATTATGAATCGATTGCTGGACCAGCTGCCGGAAAGGATCCGGATCATACTGCGTGCACGGTTTGGTTTCGAGGATCCTGAACACATTCCCACCCTGGAGGAAATGGGTGCGCGCATGCGGGTAACCAGGGAACGCATTCGTCAACTGGAATGCAATGGCATCAGCAAACTCAGGCGTCTGCTGCACATCTATAAACAAAAATATAATCTGGTTTTTTAAAACAGCATCAATGTTATGGCAGCCAGGTTGCGCCTGCCGCATCACTTTGCCCGAACCAGGTCAGACCAAAAATTCATCTATTCGTTCCAACAATCACGCGACGCCAGGGCACTTGGGTTGTCATTTTTATAAAATATAAATTGTTTTATTAAAATAAAAAAGGTATTTTTTAAAAAATATTTCATTGATTATGAACGTTTTACAGCTTTTTTTGCAAAAAGATGTTGATATATTATAAAATTCATTTATATAAAAATGCATGACAATCACATATCTTGATGAAAAACCGGGCATGCAGGATGCGGCCACCACCGTGCCTGCGCTGGAAGCAACCATGGTTAATCCCATGGCATCTGCAACCATCCCTGTTTTTCAAACAACATCAATTGTGAAAACCAGCAAACGCGGCCGACCCAAGGGCAGCAGGAACAAAACAACGCGTGCATCTGCACGGGATTTGCACGGATCCAGAAAAGGTCCGGGCCGTCCCGCCAAATCAAAACGCGGTCGTCCTGCCAAAATCAAGTCCGGCAAAAGCCGCATACGCGGAATTCGCATCAACAAAAACAAACCAACCAGAAAGAGAAAAACCATGACAACTGAAACCACCACCGCAACCCCGATCCAAACCGAAAATCGCCGGGGCCGCAAAAGCGAGGGCAAGACCTGCAAGCTGGTGTGCCTGATCACCGGCAGCACGCGCACGGCAGGCAGCGGCTATCTGAGCACCAAACCTGCCGAGTTCAAGAGCCAATACATCAGCCGTCCGGCCCTCAAGCTGCTTCGGCAGGGACTCAACGTGCAGCAGGTCCGGGAGTCGCTCAAGAGCCCAGCCGGTCTTCCGAACATCAGTCCGGAAGCTCTGCAGAGCGCCATCAATCTGAACGGAAAGCACAAGAAATAATATAAATTTATTACTCCCCGTGGGTGCATGGGATCTCGACACCCGTGCATTCCGACCGCAAGGACAGTGGTTTTTCCTTTCTTCCAGCGGGGGGTGATACTTTAAAAAATAATATATACATATATATGAAAACAAAAACTGCAGGGATTGGACGAAGTGTTGAGCGGCTTGAACGGCGCCCTGAACAACGGTGTCCAATCTGGAAAAATTGAAATCAACTGACAAAGGATAATATATAAACCCTCGTGTTTCCGCAACCGGCCCCGGGCAAAAAATAGTTTCACGATCCCAGCGGGCAGGTTTGTCTGACGGGTTGATGGCTCTAATAGGCAAACCTTCCGGCAGTGCACGGGCTCGCAAAACGCAGCTGGCAAAACATCACGGGCGTGAGCAACAATGAACATTTTGAAAAGAATATATATTTTATTTCCAATATTGCTGACCGGTTGTACCGGCATGCGCGGAGCTGGCGACGGAGCTGATTATGTAAGCCCTGGCACCAGCACGGTCGTGGGCGGCACATTGATTGGCGCAGGCAGCGGCGCCGCCATCGGAGCTTTGGCAGGTCCTCCCGGGGCCGCCATTGGCGCGGTGGCCGGAGCTGCAGCAGGAACTGGCGTGGGACTGGGCATCAATGCAGCCAACGAGAAAGACCAGACACGCGTGGTGGCTCCCAGGGATCCCGTGAACAAACGGTACGTGATCAATCCGTACAACCCGAAACAAAAACTTTATGTGGGAAATGCTGCCGAAGGCACCGTCAAACGCGATCCAGTCGGACGGTTGTATGTGGTGGGCCCATGAGTGATTTCCTGCTGGTGTCGTTCCTGATCGTGGTCACGGCCATGGGTCTGAACAAATGCAACGAAGATGCAGGCGCAACATCAACGGCCCGGGAACTGCCGCACACCAACGCCCCGATCACATACGTGATGGCGGAGCGCGATCCATTCAATCGTCGTTATGTCTTCAACCCATACCGTCCCAACGAGCGGCTGTATGTGGGCGAAGCCCCGGAAGGCACCTTGCTGCTGGATCCGGCAGGCGGACCTTATGTGGTGGGCCCATAAAAAAAGGAAAATATATATGAACTCAAACGAACAAAACATCATTCGCCAGATGGAAAACAATGTGGGCCGCCGCTGCAGCTTTCAGATGCACGACGGTACCGTGCTGCACGGGCGTGTCAGCAGCGTCAGCAACACTGAACATTACTCGGTCGTCATCGCCCGTGGCGGATACGACTGGCAATGGTACGTGCGGGCAGAGAGCATCCGGCTCGAGTAACTTCAGTCCACCCCTTCCCAGGGAAACGCGATCCCGCAACCAGGGGGTGGGCATAGTTAAAACCCTAAACATTTTCCGTATGGATAGGCGGAGCTGGAGCTGGATGGAGCTGGATGGAGCTGGGACAAATTCTGTCCTGTCAATTTTTTCAACTGTAACAGTCTTACAGTCCATTTTTTCCAATCAGGATTCAGGAACCGGTGACGGGCAGGTGGAGTGCAACCTCTCAGCCAGAATTTTTACAGGTACAAGTGGCCCCAATGTACAAACGATTGGGCCACCCGGAACCCGGATTCAACAGGTCGGAAAAACACAGCAATAGGTCAGAAAATTTACCTTTCACAACCATTTGTATAAAATATAAAATCTTTTTCTCTCTTCATTTTTACATAAATAGCTGTAATGACAAAGCCCAGAAAGATTTTGCAAAAAAAAGCTTGTAAAAAAACCAAGGATCTGCTTGAATCACCTCAATCCAAACAGGAGGAACATAACCAAGTGAGACTCACCGCCAAGTTACGAAGCAAGCTGAAGAATGTGATCAGTGTTGGCCAAGGACTTTGGCGTGTGTTCAACAGCAAGGGTGTGGCATACTACTGCAAAGACCCGCTACTGCTTGCTGATATTGTTTATCGCAGGAAGTATGATGAAGCGCAGATGGAAAACCTTAACGGCCAGTACATGCAGATGTATCTGATTACTGGCAGAAAGCAGAAATGAAAAAAATCAAGATGAAAAACCCGAGTCGCAAAATGATCGAGAACTTTATCGGGGAATATTATTCCGATGAAGCTGACAAGATACTATTGGCGGACGGATTTGACGAGGCGTTCCTTGGCATCGGGTGCAGTTTCGGAGGCAAGAATGTGGCGGTGTATGACCGAGCCAAATGTATCCGCGTTCTGGAGCGGGACATGAGCAACACCGAGGCAGAGGAATATTTCAGTTTCAACACCGAAGGTGCATATGTGGGCGATTATACGCCCATCTTCATGCACAAGGTAAGCTGATGTTGGATATTAGTTGTTCTGATAACCCATATGCTCGCCAAAATATATAAATTATTTTATCGACATTTTGAAAATAATTTGGTAGAGTGCAAAACATCATGAGCAACACAAACACAGACAACAAACCCTCAACCGAAACCAATGCCACAAGCGGAGGAGTGATGAATCTTTCGCATGGCGAAACCAATCTGACCAAGGTCAGCGAGATTGTCATTCCCGAATTCTTTTCCCGCCGTCTCAAGACAGGAAGCGAGACGCTGGACAAGGTGTTCGGGGGTGATGGACTTCTGCCCTCGATGGTGTTCACGCTGGCGGCTGGTGCTGGCTTGGGCAAAACAACCTTTCTTCTGCAAGCGTTGGAGAGCATGACCAAGGTGGGAATCCGCACTGCCTATGTGAGTGGCGAGGAAAGCCGTGAGATGCTGGCTTACACTTGCAAACGGCTGGGCTTAAAGAATGTGAACATCGCCATTCAAACCGATGTGGACAGGGTTTGCGAGATGATGAGCGATGTGGATGTGCTGGTGGTGGACAGCTTTCAATGTCTGACCACGGCCAAGCGGATGAACAGCCGTGAGAAGGAAAGCTACTGCATCCACGAACTGATCAAGACGGCGAAGAAAACCGAGTGTGTGTTGGGACTTATTCTCCACGTGACCAAGAGCAACAACTATCGTGGCTCCACCCTTATTCCTCACGCCGTGGACGCCAACTTCATGATGCGAAGTGCGGTGACGGATGAGGATATGCGGGTGATTTACAGCACCAAAAACCGCTACGGCAAATTGTATAACATCGAACTGCGACTTGGACACAACGGATTTGATCTGGATAATCCCCGAATCAACGATGGAACTGCCCCTGCTCCGCAAGACCCCCGCAAGGTTCGCTGGCAAGAGGATTTGAAAAAGATTCTGAGTCTGGCCGAGCCGATCAAACAAGTGGATGTGACCAATGCGGTGGACGGCAACATTCAGCGGGGATATCTGCTGATTAAACAACTCATCCGTGAGGGCAAACTGATGAAGGATGGTCGGGGCGAGGATGCAGTCTATCGTCTGACCGATGCTGGTCGGGCAAGTCTTGCCCAAGCTCCCGATGATGGCAAGGGCAATGAAAATGTCGGTGAAGGTGTAGCTCAACAGGAGGGGGAGGTTTAATCCCTCCCTCTCCATTTTTTATAAAATATATTCTTTACAAATGAAAAAGAATTTGGTAAGAAAGAGGAACATGAAACATAAAAATGCATACGAATACATCCATTCATTGCCCGAGAATGAACAAAATTATGTGTGGGACGACTGGCTGAACAGCCCCAAGCACGACATACTGGAATGTTTGTTTCATTATATGCCTGCCAGCGTTGTCCGAAAAGATATCAAGGAACTTCGCAAAGAACAAAAGGAGATGGAAACATGAGCACCAATGAACTGATGTTGGGATTCTATATGCTGAGCCGACTCAATAAAGTGAATGGGGTTATCACCAGCACCCCAAAAACCCTTAAGGGAGCCAAAGCCAAAACAACTGAACTGGGGTATGAATTTGAAGTAGGCAAACATCTGTGGGGAACGGATGAAAAATATAAATTATAAAAAAGAACTGGACAAGTGCGTGGAACTGCTGGCTCAAATGATGAGCCAAGCGGACGAGGATACTCCTCACGAATGTCGTACCCGACACTTTGAGGAAACCATGCTGGAAGCCCACCAATTCATCACCGAATACAGAAAGAATAACAAATGAAAAAATTTCTGGTAACATTCAAGGATACGCTTGAGGCAAACAGCGAAGAAGATGCTTATGATGAGTTGATCAAGTATCTTCGAGATGTGGTTCGATACGAAGACGTGACAACGTTTGATTTCAAGGAGGTCAAATGAAACAACTGGAACTTCAGTTTGAGCACAGGGTTTACGGAACCAACCGAAAAGAACTGGTTCGCATCCGAATTCCCAAACACATGGCTGAACAATATCTTTTTGATTTTGAAAATAAAGAATTGACAAAAAAACAAAAATCTTATAATAAGTAACAACATGGAACGAGCATCGCTAAAGATCAATCCCCATGACCGCCATGACATGGATAGTTTCACAAGGGCACTCAAGCGGTTCACAGGAAAAGTAAACGAGGAATGCGTGATCGAGGAAAGCAGAATGCGCAGTAGGCATATGAAACCCAAGGACAAGGCACAAGCCAAAAAAAAGTTCAAGCAAAAGCTGTGGGGCGAATACAAGTGGAAGCCCCCTTTCAAGCACGACAAGCGAATAGGACACACCGAATAGTCTCCTCCTTTTGGGCGTATAGCTCAGGGGTCAGAGCGGAGAACTCATAATTCTTTGGTCCTAGGTTCAAATCCTAGTACGCCCATGAAAAATATTATATAATATATGATTCGCCAGATTAGCACAGCGGTAGTGCACCTCATTTGTAATGAGGGGGTCGTCGGTTCAAATCCGACATCTGGCTTGCTTGGGAGGTTCGTCTAGGGGTCCAGGACACAGGACTTTCATTCCTGTTACATGGGTTCGAATCCCATACCTCCTGTTTTATTGTTGACAAAATATAATATAATTTACATAATGCCTCCAGTTCTTTCCGCAAGGTGTGGAGTGACTAGCCCATTAAGAACCCTTGAAGCCCCAATGCCCAGAGTCCGAGGCAAGTAAATGTGGGTATATATTTCCCCTGCATCCGGAGCAGGCGAAGCGGAAAGAATAATATTGACATTTTGAAAATAATTGTCTAAGCTGGCCACATGAAAAATCGACTAAGCAAAGTGTTTGAAAAACAATTGTTGGCCGAGTTTGACAAGGAAACCATTGACAACGTCAACCATTTCCTTAACGATATGGAAAAGATGTATCAAACCTACAAGCTGATGACCTATCTGGAAAATCCCAAGAAGCTGGACGACGATTGGGACAGCAGTTGGGGAGCCAAGCCCGATGCTTGATGTGACTGCCATGAAGGAACGTGTTGCACACAAAGTGTGGCAGGTTCTGGAGGAACTGAACGAGGAATATGGTGCGGAGTTTGATTTTCCCCGAATTGAATGGTGCATGATCGGCACCATGGCAGGACGGGCGTGGCTGACTCAGTGGCGAATCCAACTGAACGAGCAACTGTGCAAGGAAAATCTGGAGAATTTCATTAATGAAACTGTTCCGCATGAGGTGGCGCATCTTGTTGCTTACAAGGTATTTGGAGACGATGGCCATGGAGATGGATGGCGGAGTGTTATGCGTGCGTTGGGACTGAATCCAACTCGTTGTCACGATTACGAAACCAAGAATGTTAACGGCAAACGCAGTTTGAAAAGCATGTATCAATAAAATATTTCTTGGTTTTTTCACTGATTTGTTATCAAAATAATATTATATATTTTATAAATTCAGGTTGGGTGGTGGATATTGCTTGGGGGCATGGTAAATAGGTTGTATGAACAAATTCCTATCCGCTCTTCTTGCCCTTCCAATTGCAATTCTGTTGTCCAGTTGTGCCACCAATAACGGTGGTGCAGGGGCAGATAACACCGGAGGCACCACCAGCACGCCCGCACAAAAGGTGGAACAGGCACTGCCCTACATCAAGCCTGCCGTGACTCTTGCCTGCACTGCAGTTCTGGAAGCGGCTGTGAGTCCCGAAGACAAGCTGGAAAAAGCCCGGATGATTCATGATGTGGCCCGGGTGGTTCGCAGTCTGAGCAGTGGAAATGTTCCCAGTGCAAACGATCTGGACAAAACCATCGCCAACTTTTTGCCGCAAAAAACGCACTGGACAAATTTCGCCAGCAGTCTGAGCGATGTGTATCAGAATATGTTTCGCCAAATCAACGGCGATCCGGCACTGGCCCTCAAGGTGCTGAACGCGATTGCGGATGGCTGTGTGGCCGCCACACAGGGTTATGTGCAGTAATGGATGAGTTCAGCGACATTGTCGACAACATATATAAAAGTTTCTTCAGCAAATTCTGGGGTCAGGACGATTTCAAGGAACTGAAGAATCCTGCTCGTACCGTCCAAAAAAACATGGATGTGTATGATTTTCTGACCGATCACGGTTACACCTACGATTTGTTGCACCGCAGTTACCGGGATCCGCGCGGCAACCCGGTGCTCAACCCGGAATATGTGTATTTGAATCTGAAGAACAAAAACTCGGTGCCATGGCAGGATAAATACAAGCAGGATGAAAAGAGCTGAACATTTCCCGTATTGGAACTTTTTCCACCCGTTTGAACTGGTGGGATATCGCAATGACGGAGATCTGGACGGCAAAAACTGGGGACTGGATCTGGACCTGCGCACGACCGTCGGTTTGTGCCACTATGAGTATGGGTGGATTTTTACCCTGCGCATTCTGGGATTTGGATTTGAGTTCAGCCTGCTGGAGATCTGATGAAAACGTTCGCATTGTATTTGAATGAAAAAAAGAAGCGACGACGCAAACACGTAAAAAAATCCCGTTCCAAAATGCGTCGGGGATTTGTTTACGGGTGGCCGTGGATGGGGGCCGGTTATGGTTATGGTTATGGTGGATACTATCCGGATGGAACTGGCGGGGATGGTGGGGGCGGAGCAGATGGTGGCGATGGCGGTGGGGGAGGTGAAGGATAAAGCTTTACGGTTCGCGTTTCTTTTGATACAAACATACCATGCCAAGACCATGCATTCGCTGTAAAATGAAGTATCGACCCAAACCCAAGTCCAATTACAAACCCCCAAAACCAAAAAAATAATATAAAAAATAATAACTATTATGTGTGGACAATTTAAATGAAACAGAAAAAGAACTTCTGTATCATATTGCGTATATAGTTCTTGAAGACGACCGACTTGCCGGAAAGGTTCTGCAGGAGATCTTCGGGGAATTCGATGATGTTGGAGATGAAACCACTGCCGACAGTTTGCTGGAAAAGCTGGAAAATTATTTGGATTGATTTTTTTTTCTGATACCATAACATACCCTAAGTTCTTTCCCCTGCGCAATCTTTCTAGAGAAGGATTGGCCCAAGTTTTTCATATCCCAGTTGTGTTTGGCTGGGGTGGGTCAGTCAATGGCTGGCAGGGGAAAGAACTTTTAGTCTTGACATTTTTGCAAAAATCAGCCAGCATCTTCGCATGAGAATAATGCAGGCAAATCAACCCCGAAGCGTGGATGACCCAGAAGGTCTGCTCTGTAAAGCTATACTGGAGCAAGCTGTAATAGATCTGGTTCAGCCCAATCAACATGTGGACGAGGAAGCAATCACCACTGCCAAACGGCTTATCAGCAGTTGTGTGCTGGATGAACTGATTGAAAGCAGTGGCATGAATTTGTGTGCCAGCGTGGTTCGCCAGAAACTCAAGATACCCCGAGATCGCAAAAGCGATTACTATTTTGGAGAAAGGGGGGTTTTGGTTAATGACTGATCACATCATCAGCCGAAAGGATATGCTGGACACCATGGGTGTGCGCAGCGGTCAACGCATCTTCTTCAACATGCCTGTCGAGTTTGACCATTTGATAGGCAACAGAATGGGGGTGGAATATATGAACAACATGGTGGACGAGTTTGTGGAGGACGGACACATGTTGGAAGACATATGTTTCAATCCCATCAAGCTGGAGGGCGACACCATCATCGTGCAGGTGGATGCCCTTGCTACCCGATGGTTGCAAAAATAGTATTCACACCATGAGAGCAGGAAGTTACAACACATTTGAAAAACGGTATCAACCCTCAATCAAAGAGGACGGAACCATATTGTTTGAAACCTATGGACATGATCTGGAGGAGGTGATCAACACAAACTATGATCACATCTGGACGCTATTGGACTGCGATGGCAAGCTGATCATCACCGCAGGTTATCATCTGGTCAACAGGATGAACTACATCATTACCCAGAAGCCGTGGAAAAACAAACAGGAATGCTACAGTTATTGAATCATTAATAGGGAATGATTCGAATTAATTTCCGGTCTGACCAAAAATTCAGCCATCGTTCCTATTAGACAAGTTGTTCTCCAAAGCGCGTTTGACCCTGTTGGGTTTGTCGCACCAATCCAAAAGCATGCTGTACCAAAACATGATGCTGAACAACACGGGCCCAGCACACAGCACGGCCAGCATGAAAAAAACCAGCGCGTTAAATATCGTCATCCAATGACGGCGGATGGCTTTGTTTGTCCAATTGTTTCAGAAATCTTTCAATATTTTCCATTTCTTCCTCAGTTATTCCATCATCCTTGTCGCCCTTCTCTGTATCCATTCCACCATAAATCTTTTGACGATAATAATCGTTCATTTGATCCTCGGGCAGATCGTTCGGATCTGGCAGATCCCAGATGTTCATGCATCCAGATTATCAGCAACAATGGTTAAATCAATCAAAAAAAATATAATATAAATTCTTTTTATCAAAATCCCATATCGCCTGGGTCACTGTTCGTGGAAAAAGAAATAAACCGATCCCAGACAAAGAGTTGCACCAATGATGACGCTTAAAATCAAACCAACAATCATTTCTCGTGTTTGCTACGGTTCATCAGAACACCGCAAGCTACATTCAGAAATGCACTGACCAGATAACCCACCGCCATGTAACCTGCAATGGTAAAAATTGCGTCAAGCATAAAATTATTTACCTCTTTTCTTTTTCTTTTTTCTGCATTTTTCACATTCGCACTCGTCCCAGTGGAATTGGCGTTGCCAATCCACCCTCTCCCGCACTTTTTTGTTGCAAATGAAACAGCGCATCATGGATTGTTTTCAATCTCCTGTATCGCCCAGCGAATGTAGTCCAAGGCGGTTGCATCGGGGTGTTCTCCTGTCTTTTTATCTGTTTGAAGCATGTCTTTAACACGCTGTTCCAGATCAGCCAGTATTTGTTTTTTATTCATAAAAATTTTAGCAAGGAACGATGAAACGCCTAGAAAGTTTCAACCTATACGGCCAACGCAAACATTGTCCGCCTTGCATATGAACATTGAATCAAATTCTTTTTAAAATGTCAACAAAAAAGATAATATATTTTATATGGTTAACAATTATTAGGTAAGCTAATTATTTTCAAGGGTTTGAATTATTTGCAAAATAATCTGGACATTTTAGAAATAATAGGATAGACCTTTTTGCGTGATGAGGAAAAACCAAGAGGTCAATGCACCGAAGGTGAATCGGATTCACACCTAACGAGGAGAAACATGACAGCGGGACAAAAAGCAGGTGCAACACGCATCTATAATCGCAAACTGAACGAGAGATATGGATTCAAGGATCCTGTATTGAGTCGGGATATGTTTGAGGATTATATCAACTTGTATAATCCGCAGAACCTTACCCGAACACTACTGGAGAATCCTCTTTTGAGCGAGCAACAAATGGCAAAAGTGGCTGGCAAGGATGTTGGCACAATTCGGCGTTTTCTTCCCACCGCAATTCAGAGTGTCATCAAGAAAAAACCTTGTGTCGGCAACTTCAAACTGAACATTCCTGAATTGTTGAAAATCAGAAACAAACAACGCAACAATGGTGTGGAAAGAAGGGGTAGAAAACCCAGCCGAAAACTCAAATCATTCAACGGGGAGGTGAAGAAGATTCTTCATAACCGATTACTAGGTTTGATTCGGAATAAAAGAAGCCCAAAAAATGGGGTGATAGCCACACTTCCTTTCGACTTTGTGCTGGAGAAAAGAATCATCAAGCACAAGGATTTGAACGGACTGGTGTTTCACGGATACGAGTTTGGCAAAGATCAAATTCGAGCGGCGAAAAGCAGAATCCAGTTCAAGCGTCAGAAAAAAATCTTGCGGGATGACACGCAACTGGCAAATCGTGTTGTGATGTATAATCACGACATCAATGATGCCCTTCTGAAAGAAAATGAAAGTGACAGATATGCCCACATTCTTGTGGATTACTGCGGTATGTATAGCACCAACAAGGATGCCATTCTCCACATTATCAAAAACAATCTGGTCAAGGTGGGAGGACTGGTTTGGATCACACTTTGCGGAAGAGCAAAAAGGGGAGATAGTGCCAAAAAGAATTTGCCCAAACTCATCGAATCCGCAGGGGGCAACCGATACAAGGCACACAACATCGAGGGGGAAAAGTTGTTTCCCTACTTCACCAGTCAAAGCATGTTCACCACCATACTGCGGAGAATCAAATAACATATAAAATGGGGGAGGAAACTAACCCCATTTCACTCTTGACATTTTGAAAATAAAAGGATAATAATAGCACCATGAAAAAACAACAAAAGCAGGAACCGCAGGCTGAACCTTCGCTTCGGGACAAATTGCTCAACTATCTTGGAGCATTGGGCATCAAGCGTCTCACCGTTGATTACAGCGGAAGCGGGGACAGCGGTCAAACCGATGACATAAGCACCGTGCCAGACCGCAACATGATTCTGGACGAAAAGTTTGAGGATACCGACAAGGAACTGAAGCAGGTCATAGACGAGTTTGCTTGGGAAGCCATTGAGAATAATGAAAGTGGTTTTTACAACAATGACGGCGGTCAGGGCAGAATCGTTTTTGATGTGAAAAAACGCACCATCACGATGGAACATTACAACAATGTGATAGAAACGGTTTATGAAGAATACGATCTGTAAAGGAGAACAAGATGGCTAATCCTTATCATCACGCTGTCAGCAGTAGCCGTAAATACGGAGGCAAACCAGAGGACTATCAACATATCCACGACTGGTTTGATGAAAGTAAGATGATAATGGCAGATTTTCGCCATCGTGCTTTGCGTCATCATGCCGAGGGCATCTTCATGTGCGAGCGCATCTTTGGTCATACCCTCACCAACAGCGATGGCAGAAAGGTTCCTGTCCGATGGATTGGCGAACAACATGTGCGGGAGGACTTGGGGCGTATTCCCAGCATGCAGGACTGGTATAGCCAAATCCGCCCTGCCCGCTGGATGGGTGAACCTCCTGTCAAGCTGGAGAAGGAACTGGAGAAGGAACTGGAGAGGGAAGCTGGAGAAGGAACTGGATAAAACAAGTGCTGAAATTAAAATATAAAATTTTATTGAAACGGCTAGAAATTGAGTGGTGTTACATCAGAATGTTTTTAA